ATCCTGGCCCTTTCTGCAATGGCTATATCTTTAGCATTGGCAGTTTCCAACTCTGCACATAAGGCAGGGTAATTAGCCTTTAATTCGGCAACTGTTTTAATATCCACTTTATTTTTATTTTTATCGTTAGAAATAGTAACCTCTGCTATTATATTAGGGTCTGAAAAGGCGGCAATCTTATATTGGTTGGAAAGTGCCATTATTTCGGTTTTGCGGGCTGGTGTCATTGGCTTTACTTCTGAAACAAATCCCAACCGTTTAGCCATATCCGCTGTAACAATCACATCTTTGCGGCCCTCCATTGAAAACAACTCATCGCATGTAACACCCGTAACCGCTGCAAACATTGATTCACCGCAACTATTGGCAATGATAGCCCTCAAATTGGTATTGGCTGCGTTAAGCTGGTTTAATACCGCTTCTGGTAAATCTTTACCCATTTGCTCCATCCATGTAGCTGCACGGTGAAAAGTAAACGTAGAAACATTTAAACAGGTTGTAGTACCTGCACCTGCTTTAGCGGCAACCAAATAGGCTGCGCAACTGCTAGCCTGTCCATCGACTTGCAAAGAAACATTAGGCATGTTGGCAACCGCTGCAATCATGCCGTATGTACTGTAAGGGTCCCCGCCGGGGCAGTTCACTTGGCATATAACGTCTTCACCCTGGTTTGCATCCAATTCTTTTAAGAATTGTTCCGCAGTATCGGAGTAAATACCACCATAAAGAAATACCTTTTTAGCCATACAAAACCAAAGGTATATTTGTTTTGTAATTTCGATACTTGCAATTACCTTTGTAGGGTAATTGAATTTCATGAGCAACGTTTACAACCCTGATAACGGGTATCTGAAAATAACGAATATTAGTAGGAATACCAAAGATAACTTGCTGGTATTGGCTACTGGTGCCGGGTTGGAAGTTACGAGTTATGTAAGAAAGTTGATTATAAACCATGTTGAACAAAACGAAAAAAAGATAAAGCAAATCAAGGAAACAAAACCAACTGAATAGTTTTTACATTTTAAGTTAGCACTTATGTAGAACAAAAACGGGTTACTTTATGTAACCCGTTTCCTTTTTTAATAAACAAGATAAAAAGTTCACCCTAAGCGCGCTGGTCAATGGGAAGCGGGGTGAACATGTTGGGGTATTAACCCTGGATTGTTGCCTCCAAGGTTGATACTATCCTAATGGCAAGGTTTGCCCACGGGCCGGTAAACAATAAGCCAATAACTATTTTGGTATCTTCGCAAATAGTGCGTTTAGCTTCAGGGGTTAAAGCCCCTTTTATTTCAGCTGCAAAAGCCTTTTCTAAATCAATTATCCTTTTCATATCGTTGTTTTGTGGTTGTAAAATTACGGGTTCTATTGGGTTTACCAAAATTGTATCCTTGGTTATTACCCACGTATCAGTTGTTGGCACGTCTTCTACTTGCTGCAATGGCAATGCTTCGGGTGTCGGGGTGGTAATCAGTTTTTTTTTAAATCCTCACCAGCTGCAATAGCACCTTTGATGTTTTCTACCAATTCCTTACTAGCTAATTCGGGGTCGGTGGTTGTAGACAGGCTCGTAATCCCTGCACTGGTTAAAGCTGCCCCAATAGCATAGCAACCACTATAAATAGCACCTAGCACCGTTGTGTGTGGCACGTAGTAGAACTTGTAAGCCCCCATGTACATACCGCAAATACCTGCCAAAACAAAGCATAGGTACATAAATAATTTGTACCCCTTTGGGCTTTTGCTTCTGAATTTGGCTAGCAAAAACTTAATTCCCGTGATTTCTAATTTGTTGAGTGCCATATATAAATGTTTTGGCAAAGTTATGGATAAAACCAATTTCGATATAAACAAAAAGATTTTTCAAAAAACTTTTTTATTTGGATTGGGTTATGTAGTTTTGCGGAAACTAAAAGAATATGCAAAAACAGTATAAAAACAAAAGTAACCCGGCATGGGTGGCGGTCGAAACATCAGACCCAAACGTAATTAACCTAAATGGTGTACCTACCCATATATCAATGTTTAATACCCTGCAATGGGATTTGGTAACGGAAAGTTTATTGCTTGCAGACTTGAAAGGCAAGAAAAAAGTTATTGAATGTAAAAACCAAAACGAGTTTGACCAGGTAACTAAAATTACTGGTATCAAGTGGGGCAGGAATACAACATTTGAATCAGGCATGTCTTGTATAAGAATTTATGACGGCACAGTATCGGGTTCAGCTTGTGGCAACAAAGAAAACTACATTGAAAAGGGTTACGGGGTTATAGATGCAGCTGATTTTATAGCTGCCAATACTACCGACCGCCACGCAAAAACAATGAGTGTAGCGGATTTGGAACGGTGGGATGCAAATGGCGGTTTGGACAAAAATTATTATTTAATCCCTAAATCCAAAGTCAATGGGCAACAAAGCTAAGGTTATGAAAGTGTACCCGAAAGCAAAAGCATATCATTGGGGAATGATTTGGGAAATTGCAGTAAAAGGTGAAAATGGATTTTTTAGGGTAAAAGGATGTGCTTCAACCGCTAAAAAGGCATGGGAGAACGCAGCTAATAAACTTGTAAAATAATGGTACTGAATAATATTTATTGCGAAAACAATCTTGTTACTTGCGCAAATATGCCTGATAACTTTATTGACCTAACCGTTACTTCTCCGCCCTATGACAATTTAAGGGTTTACAATGGTTTTGAATGGGATTTTGAAGCATTGGCAAAGGAATTGTTTAGGGTAACTAAAGTTGGTGGCGTAGTGGTATGGGTTGTTGGTGATAGCTGCGTAAATGGAGGGGAAACGCTAAATTCTTTTAAACAAGCATTGTTTTTTCAATCTTTGGGGTTTTCTTGTTATGATACTATGATTTGGTTAAAACCCTCTCCACAATCACCAACTGAGGGCAGGTATTACGATGTTTTTGAGTATATGTTTGTATTTAGCAAAGGAAAACCAAAAACAATAAATTTTTTAGTTGATAGGAATAACTTTAGTGCAGGTAACGTTTCGGGTAAAGAAACTAGGTCTTGCAAAGAAGATAGAGGAAAAGCAAAAGGTATAAGGGTTATTGCAGAAAAAAGTAGGCGTTTTAATGTATGGGAAATAAACAGGGGAGAAAGCAATAGTTCTCATGTAGCTGTATTTCCTGAAAAACTTGCAGCAGACCATATACATACATGGAGCAATCAAAGTGATTTAGTTTACGACCCTTTTATGGGTAGTGGGACAACTGCCAAGAAATGCATACAAATGAAACGTAACTTTATAGGTAGCGAAATATCACAAGAATATGTTGATTTGGCAAACAAACGTATTGCACCTTATAAAACAATTCAAACACTTTTTTAAATAATGGAAACGGACAAAATAATTAGGGATTACCTCGCAAAACAAAACGAGTACCCCAGCGACATAAACGGTATGGATGTGCTTTATCCATTGGCTAAAAAGCTATTTGATAAACTAATACACAATGTTTCCGAATATATGCTGAAACGTGATATAATGGAATCAATTTGGTTTGATACTGAAAACTTTAAAATTAAAATAGCTAAGGCAATAACATTCATAAACGAACAAAAGGACAAAAAATAATACCTTTACAAAGTTTTCATTTTGGTTTGTGGCGGCTCATTCTTGGGCTGCCTTTTTTTTTATTAAAAAAGGGGCAATTAAGCCCCTATATTTACAATTATGCGTCAACTTCTTAGGCTAAACTTTCGGGGTAGTTGTAGTTGATAAACCCCTTAATAAGTTTGTCATGGATGTGTCGGGTACGCCTGCAAACCTCGTAGCCATCCCTGCCACCTTTTTCGTTTCCGTTGCCTTCGATTGTGTGCAACGTGCCATCAGCATCTACACTTTCGATTAGGCAAGTATGTCCTAATCCACCCCCAAAATCCATAATCAACTGGCTACCAACAATAATATTGTCGGGTGTTGCGTATCTGTCAATTATGTGCGGTATTTCATGCATTACAGCCTTATTCCAGCAGTCCAATACACCAGCGGTCTTAGGTATAGGGTTGGCATCTCCATAGGCTTGTAAGCCACACCAATACACAAAGGACTGGCACCAGGGGAACTTGCCATCATGTGGCAATCCAACCGCATCTTGATACTTCTTAGCTTCCCCACCGTTGGTATGTAAATTGTCCTCAGTTACTCCCAGTTGGGATATTGCTACTTCTATAATTTTACTCATATACTGTAAATTAGTTCACCATCTTTGTAGATAGCTTTGATATTATGGTGGTTACGCCCGTACTGCCTAGCATTGTCATCGGTATCGAAATGCTTATGCTCCAACTTCACGGTATCAGAATAATGTATGGTATAAATCATAAATCCGATTTTATATTTTCAGTTTCCTCGTATTCACAAAATGCTTTAATTGCAATGATAGCCCAAAACACTACGTGCAGCCCAAATACCGTGATTATCACTATTGCAGCCGTTGCCATTATACAAATGCGTGTGGTTCGTCATCAATACCGTTTAAATCCACTTTTAAGGATTGCCAAAAGGCAACTATACCAATCGTAGCCTTGTACATGCAAAAGCCCAATACAGCGGCAAAGAATAGGTAAGATATTATCTTAACGGCAATTAGTAGTGCTATCATTTGTTGTTTTGTTTGGTTTGTATCAGTATTGCACCTAATAATACCAATAATGAGTAAAATATTATTTGAAGTGCCATAAAGGCAAATTTAGTAAAAGTTATTGAATAAAAAAGCAGCATCTATGTAGTGTGCTGCCTCCCCTAACCTTTCATGCGCATTTACTTGTTAGTGGGTCAAAAGTAGCAAAACCTTACTTAAATAAAAAAAGGTCGGGGTAAAAACCCCAACCCCCTGAAAAAATCCAACCTAGAACTATGCGCTGTAAAATTACTCAAAATATTCTGATTCATACCACGCAACCTGAAATTTATTCGTTTCGTCAATCAACACCAACCTATCCAATAACGTTTTACTTTCTGCAACACTTTCATACTGGATTTGCACCATACCCAAAAACAACTGGTAAGTAGATACTTCGGTATCACTATTCACAGCATCCGAATTGTATTTTATATACAAATCAGATTCCAATTTATATTGCTTCCTTAACCCGTCCGGCAACGATGCGATTTCAAAAGTATCCGCAACCGTTGGCATTTGGTAGCTTATACCCCAATCATTCAGAAACTTTTGCAGCTTTTGGGCATGTACCAGTTCTTGCTCCGCTTCATTGGCATAATATTTGGCAGCATTTAAATACCCTTTATTATCGCACCAATTAGCCAATGTGCGGTAAAACTTATGGGCCGTATATTCGTCCTTTAACCTTGCCAATATCCTAGGCACGTAGGCTTTGATTACATCCAACATATTTATTTTGTTTTATCCTTGTTATTTTTTTTTGTCGGGGTTTTAGGTTCGGGTTTCGCACCCTTATTACCTTGCTCGCCCTCGTTAAAATCCTCGATTGTTTCTTTATTGGTTTCCGCTTCTTTGATACCCAACTTAGCCGCAAATTCAAGTGCTGCCGCATACTCTTCCATAGAGTGCCGTAAGTCCGAATGAATACCAATATCATTTACTATGGTATCTGGTCCATCTAATGGAATGTGTGCGCTACCTGCACCCATTTTTAACCGTGCCGCTTTAACTTCTTTTAGCTCGTCAATATTTGGGGGGTTGTCGCCTATCCACTTTGTATTTTGGTAAGCGAGTCTAATCCATAAGTTTTTTTGCAACGGTTTATGTTGCTTCATTACCGCCTGCAAATACCCCGGTGCCTGTACCGTGCTTTGGGCCGTCATACAAAACAGGGTGGCGTTATATACATGATCCAAACTTGGCGCCACGTCTTTTTTTCGCCTTACAATTAAGGTATGCTCCCAATCTTTAATGCTGGCCCTACTTGCTGAATAGTTTGAACCAAACAACATAAGGGCTATTTCTTTAGGTATATCTAAGGCAGCAAATAAGATAGTAAGGTTTTCATCGTAGAACTCTTTAAAGTGGATTTCTTGCTTCCCTTCCAACGCTACTATTTTCGCTCCTGGTGGCAAGTTTACCGCTTGGTTAGGGGTCGTTACCCCTACTTGGTTGGCAGCTTGATTACCTAAACTATCGGATGGAATATCCGAAAAGGCACCGCCAAAGGCTTTCATCATATTCCCCTCAAATGGATTGCTGCCTATCGCCCCTTGCTCATGCTGCACTACCACTGTTACTTTAGCCCGCTCCTCGGCCCCCATTATCATGGCTGTTTTGTAGCGGTCTAAAGCATTTACCGCCTCCATGCAAGCGGTAATTAAAGGGATTCCCCGAATGTCATCTAATCGGTACCGCATCCCGTAATGCATCCACGCCCGTACTAAACCAGTTTCTTTGTCGGTTGCCTCTACCCTTTCAAAATCATTAATCGTAAGTATAGTATTGTTATAATTTGCCCCACGCCTAACCCAAAAAGCTACATGCTTTCCTTTTGCATCGATTTCGATCCCGTTCCTGATACGGTTACCAGTATCGGGGTTTACAACATTAAGCCCAAAATTAGTAACCATTCCCATTAACGGGGTATGTACATTGGATCCATCTATAAGCCTGATTGTTGGCAAGCCCTCCTCTGAAATATTGAGTATAAAAAGAACATCACCACCAACCAATGCATTAACGGTTGCATCCCACATGATTTGGTGCAGGTTTTGCATACTCGAATAATCACATTCTTGGCTATTGGCATAGAGTTTAAAAAAAGACTCGATATTCTTTGAAAATTCTTGACTGTCAATTTTGATACCGTATTTTTCCAATACGGTAACCTCTGGCTCTGCACGTAGTTTTAAACCGGCACCGATTAGCCACATCGCATAACGTTTGATACCGATTTGAACTACTTCACTGGTTAGGAATAGCTGCCAACTACGAAGCCGCAAACCATCAAAATCAAGGGAGTATTTATTTATTACACCGAGGTTACCAAGATTTTTCTCACCATCAAAGGGCCGCCAAAACACACGGTTAAAAGTACCCGAATAGCTACTGATACCATTAAGGGCCTCTAGTTTCGTAACCACATCCCTAAGCAAGTCTTCGGGCTTGGCAGCCGCCTGAACATCTTGGGCTGGTTGTTTCTTTTTGAAAATATCTAAAAATGCCATCATTAATAAAAGTTTGGAAAATAGTTAGGAAATTGGGATTTGTCGCATAACCTGATTACCCGGTTATTCATTCCAGGCATTTGTAAATAAATCTGCTGAAGTGCTTGTAAAGCCCTGATTTGTGCGGTAATTGCAGACATGTCTCGGTACTCCATTTTGGTTTTTGTCATTCCGTCATCAAAAGAATATTCTTTTACACCTGCGTTTAAGGCTGCCGCACCTGCCGCCGCTATCAAAGTATTTATAATTGCATCTAATGAAGCAATTGCAGCCCTCGCATTGGTCGGAGTTGTTATTTTCTCTATCGCACTTTTATCAAACCAAACTATCATTGTACACGTATATTAGAAGTTTTTGCATCATCCATATTTGCAGACGTGGTAGTTGCACCTACAATAGGTGCGCTTGTTTCCCCTGCTGCGCTGGGATGGGTATGGGTATTGTAAGCTGCTATGAATGTATTAAAGTCGCTCGTAAACTGATTGAAAGCGGTTTGCATTTCATTGAAACGAGTTAAATAGTCGGTATAATCCCCAATATCTTTTGAGGCACCAATATAGCATTTACCGATATTTGGCATCATTATATTAAAATATAAATCGCCTGTTTCAGATGTACTATAAGCTCTCCAACCGCCCGGCTCCATAATCTTTGCTTCACCTACCAAATTACCCCTTGCATCAACATTTACATAGCCTATAATAATTGGTTGGGTTCGCTTACCAGTTTCTAAGTAAATAGCCCGTTGTCCATTGACGGGGCAACTATCTATGCCGGCCGGGCCGGCTTCCAATGCGCTGCGAACATCGTTTGCACCAAATAAAGCGGCCTTAATGGTTCTGAAACCATTATTAATAAAGCCCGTTATTTGTGTTATAAATATCATATAAATGGTGTCGGTACAACATGCGCCCCCGTATCTAATATATTTGGTTCGTAAACATCCCAATTGTTATCATAAAAAACTGATTTTATTGGCAGTTCGCCATTAAAACACTCCGGCAACATGCATTTTAAAACGGCGGTTTGCTGTTTTTCATCCCCTGCAAATATAACACTTTGTATAATGAATTTAGCCGCTTTGAACAAATAGCACTTTGGGCTTTTAATCATTACAAAATCACCTGGTTTTGGGTACTTGTTATTCAACTGCCAACCCTGAAAATAAACCGTTATATCTACGTTTTCAAGTTCCCTTGCAAGTGCCTTATAAGCGGTTTGCTGCAAATTTTCACTATCGGTATTTTTTTGGGTTACGGTTGTGGGTCTGTAACCGACTGAATAGTCATTTAGGATTTGCAGGTTTTGAAGTGCGGATAAAATACCGGTTGAAGTATTTGCATTTGCAACCGCCAAAAGGTTCTTTTGGTTATTGGCAGCTGCTGCAACATTTAACCCACCTGCGTATTTTGATTTTGCGCTTATCAACCCTTGGTTATTGGCAAATGTTTGGTAGCTAAACCCCGATTGTGGGGCAACATAGGGATTATAAACAGTATAGCCCGAACCCGTGCCGCCTTGGCTCACCGCTGTAATACTGCTATGCATTTGGCTTCCATCAAACGAAAGGTTTAATTCGGTATTTGGGTTTGAACCATCGAAATTATAAATCGGTGGGGTATCAGACGCTACCGACAAAACTAGGTTACCATATCCATCGTGCCCCAAAACTATATTTAATTCCCCTGCAATTTCTGCAATATAATCATTGCATTTTTGGTTATGTTCCGGGGCCGTTTGGCTAATTTCTTGCTCTGCGGATGCGCTCCCGTTGGTATAGGCACTAACCGAACTTAAAGCCGTGCCGCCCGTATTGGATACCCTTTTTTGTGCCGCCGTACCGTTGGTTTTATCAATTACTGAAATGCCAAATTTTGCGCAAACATTCTTGCATATCTGCAAAAGTGTTAACCCGTTGGTTTGGCTACTGTCAAATAATGCGCTGTACTCACAATCGGCTAAAACACCAGTAAGGCTATATCCCGACACGGTTACTAGGGTTGGGGTTGGGCTGTCTTTAAATGCTGGGGCAATAATTGACCCGGTTAATAAATATGTTCCATCGTTGCCAATAATGGAAACAAAGGCATAGCTACCCGGCAACATGATACCCCTTAGCTTGGGGTCTTGCGGATTCCAATAAATAGAGAAAGCAAAATCACTACGCACGGAATTATACACCAAATTTAAATTCAAGTTGGTGAATGCCGTAATTTCGATTCCGTTTATTTTTATCCTCATGCGTAGTATAAAATATTAGTTCCCCTTGGTACTATCAACATGGTATTCCTACCTATGTTATTATCTGCAATTAATTTATCTATTGTGCTGTCATTCGGCAATAATCCATAAATTTCATATGCCAACTGAATAACGGTATTGTCAAATTTCGTAACAATATTGTGCGGTTTCTTGGATTGTGCCAAAATATCGTACAATGCCTCAATAGTATAATTTACATTATTTACTATTGCATTTAGGCTCTCCGCTTGGGCAACAAAACTATTCGGCTCTGCTGCGTTGTAGGTTTGCATAGTGTCCAAAGCTGCCAAAAAACTATTAAAGGTCGTGGTTATGGCTTTGATTGATGCCAATGCATCGGAACTATAAACATAATCAGTAGCCGTTAGATTGGTAACACTGGCAAGGCATAGGGTAGACATTATAGCCCCTGCGCTGGCAACATATAAGGCTTTTACCTGTAAAGGCAGGTTTATGAGTTGCTGGGATATGCTATCAAACATCCGTTGTAGATAGGCAACCCTTTGGGCAACACTCATGCCAATTAAGGCAGGGATTGTAAGAAAGTTTTGGGTGGCGGTTATAGCGGTTTCAATATCATTTATGGCATTGTCTATTGCGGTATTGGCAGCATTGTAGTAATTGCTTACCGCTGTCGCATCTGCGCTCACTGTGGCTAATACTTGTTTCCATTTACTGATATTGGCTTGCATTTGGTTTACCGTGGTAACATCGGGAATAGCTACGGACGTAATAAAATACTCCGTGGTTGCTTGCAATACCAGTACATTAAGGTTTCCAATAACTTGCTTTGCATCCGGGGTGAATTTAAACGAGTTGGAAAATATCGTTTCCCTAACCGTTACCGTTATTTTGGTGGCATTTAAAAGACGGTTGTTATTATCGTAGGTAATTTCCGAAATTGGTTGAACATAGATAATATCGTAAAACTGGTGCTTAATCTGCCATGGTCTTATGTCTTCGGCTGCGTTTATAAATTGTGTGGAAACATCAATATTGTTACCGCCTTGGAAATATAACTCCAGGGTATAAACCCTGCCACGGGGGCGGCGGCGGTCTACTAAAGTGCCATTGGTGTTTATAAAATCAAATTCAGCAAAATTTAATTCTTGGGTACGGTTGGCATTAAAAGACAGGGGTTTAAATTTGGTGCCATCGCCCAAAGTAATTTCAAAATTTGTCTTCAACCGCTCAATCCACGTACTTGCCATTATGGTTTAAATTTGTCCTTTTTAAATTTCGCTTCTGCAAATTTAATGAAATTTACCTGCATATCTTTTGCAGCCTTTACGCTGGCGGTTTCCATAAAATGTGTAGCTTTTACTTTGGCTTGGCGTTTTGCTTTTACGGTTGCAATCATGCTGCTATTAACAACCGTCCTACGCCCAATTTTCTTTACACTATTGATTTTTAAAAGCGGTCTTGCGCCCCCGGCTAACCGGGTTGTACCGATAATAAACTTCTGTTTAAAATTCTTGGATAGCACCGCCTTTATATACCTATCAGCATCGTTTTTTCCTGAATCTGGGTATTTATTTGCATCAACTATCTTGTTTTTGATGACAGCCATAAGGTAGTCATCTTTTACATTACCCCTGCCTGTACGCCCTTTCTTGGTATAAATATACGCCCTCTTGTCAATCGTCCCTCCGTGTTCTTGCTGCTCCAAATCTTGGGTAGCGTGTCCACTTTCCTTTTTGTTTTCGGGCGCCACAAAACCGGCAACGGATTGCATAGTTTTGAGGTCAAACCCCGTTGCCATTGCTACCTTTGAAGTGGCTTTAAAAAAGGTCGGTTTCCGCTGTACAAAATCTTGCTTTGCTTCTTCGGGCATCGTCTTGGTCTTAGTATCAAGTGCAGCACGGTTTAAAGTTTGCCTACAAACAACAGGCAATGCGCTACGCCCTGACTGATTAAGCCAAATTGCATAGCGTGCCGCCGCCTGTGTATTGATTTTGATTGCTGGCATTATGAAAGCCTGTAAGAAAGCCCATCTAAATTTATGGTAGTTGCCCCTGTGCCGCTACTCAATGTTGTAATCTGAAATAGCCCTGCGGAATTAATTGTTAAATAAACCAAACCTAATGCGCTATGATAATAATCTATTGCAATTGGTTTGGCAGGTCTGGCAGGTGCTGGTAGTGTTACCATAAGTGTAGTTGCTGTACCCGGAACACCTGTTGCGGCTATGACCCCACTTAAATAACAAATATTACCTTGATAGCTATAAGCAACATCGTAACGAGGTGAGCCTGCGCTTGAAAATCCTGCGGCAAAATCACCCCCAGGAACATTTGTAAATGGGAATATATGAGTATCAATAATAGCCCCAACCGTGGCAAATAAAGATGGGAATAATTGAAATCCGTTAATATTATCATCGTTCAAACCATTGGGGGTTATGCCTGCGTAGCTCATTAGTTGCTGAAAAAACACCAACACATCCCCGTTCCCTTTATGGTTAATCCGTGTGCCGCCCGGGTCGTCTTTAATATATCCGAATGGGTTGGTAGCATCTACTGGCAAAACCGTACCGTCCATGTCTGTTATTGCGTAAGCCATAATATAATTTTAAATGTAGTTAATTAATAAGTACGCAACCATGTGCGCTGGTTTCAATTTTAAAATAAGCTGCCTAAATTGGTTTCTTTGTATCAACGGCACATCTTGGAATTGACCTAAAATAGCATTGCCAATAAAAAAAGTACCATGATAGTTACCTGCTGGTATATAAAAATCTTCGTCCTGATATTGGTCGATATGATTTGCGCAAATCGTTACATCTACAGAGTAAAGGCTCGCACCATAATCCGTTGTACCGTAATCAATCGCACCATAGGTAGCATCACCAATAGGCAACCCGGTTACATCCGCCGGGCTAAGGTTGTCTAAGTTTTCAAAAACAAATACATTAAACCCTGCGCTTTGCAACTGGGTTTGTAGGTAGCTGGCAGATTGTCGGGGCTTGGTAGTTCCGGGGTAACGGTAAGCCGTAGATATAGCTGCAATCCTTTGGGCTTTAGTCGGGGTGCTGGCACTGGTAACGCCCCACTGTACAATGCCAAGCCTGCGCTCCCAATCGTTACAATCGTTGTCATTCGGGTTGGTCGTGCCGTCTGTAAACTTATCGGGGTTGGTCGGTAGTATTGCATCCAAAATATTATCACAATCGGCTAAAAACTTTTCCGTTGTACCTGTCAACATTGACCCATCCCCATTAATTGCAGTAACAAGCTTATCGGGGTTGGTATTATCCAACGCATTGTAAACCCTCCCGTTTGGCAGCAATTTTTTAACCAATAAATTAAGTTGCGCTCCCATTAGCTAAAAGTTACGTTTGCAGAAATTAAATAAGGTATGCACCCAATATCAAAGGTATAAGTTGTATATGGCGTACCTGCAATTGTCATGGTAACACCTGTAAACACGCAACCCGGTACCGCTTGCATTGCAATAACAGTAATTACATATTCCTCTGGTGGGGTTACTGCACCCCCAACCGCTGGCAAGTAGGTGCTTAGGGTGTCGTTTTGGTCTGCAATCGCATCCGCCCCGGCTATAAACGGCCTGATATTGCTTATTTTTTGTCGAAGTGCGGCTATAATTGTTAATCGGTCTGCGCTTGAAATGCTTGCACTACCTGTAAAAGTTATGGTAACTTGGAAAACAGTTACATCTATCGCACCCGTATTACCCGGCCCAAATACTACGCCTAAAGGCTTTCTTGCATCGCCTGTAATCGGATCATTCAAAATTGCAGCGGTTACATTATCAAGTATGGTTGGGGTCGGGATACCATAGTTATAATCCGGGAAAGAACCGCCCGAATCCGATAATATCGCCTCTGCATATACATTGACTTGGTAGGGGCTACCTCCTACCGAATAAGGGTATATTTTACGAACCCCTGCAACCGCACTGCCCCAAAGGATATAATCGGCAACGCTGCCGCCTTGGGGTGCAAGCCTAACCTGCAAACCTATTGCAGTGCGGTATTCTTCTATTGTTTCTGCATCAATAGGGCTTATATAAACACTGGTTACCAATAGTTGTTGCTGGATGCCAACTAAGGGTATATTGGCAGTCATAGTGTCGCCTACTGCCAATAAAGCGGCTGTGCCGGCGGTTGTACATCTGATAAGGAAAAATATCACACCTCCCGTAGATACGCTTTCAGGCGCATCGGTAATAAAAAGGTAGCCGGGGTTTAAGCTGGTCGGGTCGCTGGTAAATGTGGTGTTGGTGGCAAGGGTTCCGCCTGTTGTACCTGTCATCTTTACCTGATAAATGCCCTGCGTTGCTGGGTATGGCTCACGGTTCAAAAATGCCTCCCCAAAATCCTCTAGCTTACCACCGTTAGCCCTTGGTGTAGCGGTATCGTACCAAACATTCTTTTGAACATCTGCCAAATACAGGTATTCGGTTTTGCGGCTGCCTGCAATAGCTGTAATAAAATCACGCAAGAATGATTTACCAGTCGCTGGTATAGATATTGAAAATATAGCATTAAACGAACTGATAAGCCCGTTAATAATATCTTGTAGTTTTGGTATATTTGTCATCCTATCGTATAATTTAAAAACTTGCTGTCGGGGTTGAAATTCATATAAAATGTAAGCCCACCAATTGTTATGAAAGCGTCCAACCTATCAACTTTTGGTATTGATACCTGTACATTAACCACGGTGCCGGGTATATCGGTAACCAAATATTGCAGGTCGTCTGAAATGGCATTAGTTATGGCGATACGCCCTGCGCTGTTTAAGTCATTGGCAAGTAGGGCCGCTTCGGTTTGGCTGGTGTGCTTTTGCGAACCTGTAAGAAACGTATCCGCCCAACCACCCGAACCTCCAAAATTTGCAATGTAGGGCTGGTTCTCATAACCCTGTACGGTTACCAAATCGTTATTCCTAACAATTAAATCACCACCCGTGCCTGATTCATAAACTAATATATCGGTCATCATACTGTTACACTTGGAAATGTTACTGCTTTGGCGGCATTGCCATTGTTGCTTACGCTCACCGGGTTGGGGGTCCTATTGTCAATAATAACCTTTACCGTTTGTTGTGGCATTGACATGCCTAATTTACCTACTGATTGGAAAGCACTATCAGACCTTGCGGTTTGCGAACTATCAGACTTCATTAATGATTGTAATTTCAAATCATTAATTGATGCTTCTGTGCTATCCGCAATTTGTTTATTCCTTTGGACTTTCATTTCTTGCAAATCCATAAGGTTTTTATATTCCGCTTCTTTTTGGTAAAATAATGCATGTGTTTCACTATCAGATGCAACCCTGCCAACATCTGAATATTTCATTTCATTTATACCCACCTTTTCTGCAAACTGCCTTTTGTTAATATCTTTTGGTAGCTGCCTCATTATATAATCGTCCTTTTTGGTTTTTTTGTCCGAAATATAATTAAGCCATTCATAAGCTGCAATTGCAGCGGATATATAAAAGAAAAACTTTTTAGTTGCGGCTGTAAGTACCGTTATTGCTGCCTTAGCCCCCAATGCGCTGCTTTCAGTTGCAATTAAAGCCCCACTAAATCGACCTGTCCAACCAACTGCCAAAGTAGTAACAAACCCATAAGTTATTAACCCGGCTTTTAAACCAAGTACCGCTAAACCCAATTTTGCAACATCTTTAATTAATTCCTTATGGTTTGTAATGAAATTTGAAAACACATCTACCAACGGTGTAACAATTTTCATTACTGAATTTAAGGCAGGCAACAAAACATTACCAACACTTATACCCAATGCCTCCACGTTGTTTTTAAATACTTTCATTTGGTAAGCCGTGGTTTGAGATTGCTTCGCTACCGCCTCGTTAATGGTTTCGCCGCCATTCATTGTGGCGAATAACTTTTTGTAAGTTTCATTTTGCAGCTTAGTTAGCGCAATACTAGCCAAAGCACCCTCTTTGCGCCCGTAAATCTTGAATAAATCTAACCTGTTTTTTGTGGCGTAATTGTTTACTTTCTCCATCGCCCCCACCGCTGTTTTACTGAATTCAATAAACTCCGCACCTGTTATACCTACATGACCTGATAGTTTTTCCTGTATATCTATCATTTCGCTGGTACGTTTATTCAGCGAAATTAAAGCCCCTGTAATTTCGGTTTGAACTTCTGCAGTTTGAACGCCCGTATTAGTTACTGCGGCTGTCATTGCCATAAGCTCACGGAACGAAACACCCACCTCGCTAGCCGCCAAAGCCGTTTTACCAAATTCAGGGGCCAATAAAGCTACCTTGGTTTTGCCTCCCTGCACGGTTTTAAATAACACATCCGCTGCAACGGTTGATGTTAGGGCTTCTTTTTTAAAAACATTCATTGCGGAGGTAATCATATCTACCGATTCCGTTGTAGTGCCTAACCCTGCAATTGCTAACTTATTGGAGTTGTCCAAAATTTCCATTTGCTCGCTGGCGGCTCGCCCTGCGCTTCGTATCTGATACAACCCCTCGGCCATATCGCCCATAGCAATAGGGGTGGTTTTACTCAATGCTATAACCTGTTTTTTCAGGTCATCCATTGATTCTACATTCGTATCTATGATAGTCGCCACATTACCCATAGCCGCCTCAAAGTCGATGGCTTCCTTGGTAGCCGCACCCAATGCAAGCCCTGCGCCCGCAATGCCTAAATTCATCCGGGTAAACGCCCCGCCCAACATACCTATACCGCTGGACTTGGCAGCAAACGCATCCACGGACATACCCATTTTGCGAGTAGGTCCCGTAACTTGGTCTATTGCGGTAAATATGCTAGGTATTATGTTTGGCCTCATTGCTGCTTTGGTATATTGTCAAATAAAAAAAATAAACTTTTATAATCCTTGCTATCACAAAATAGCCCATCTATTTCAGACGGGCTAATATGATAATATGCTATGACATGTAACGCTACATTGTTAATAGAATCGGATGTTATCTTTTTGTTCTCATAAGTTAAAAAAAAACACTCAAAGCATCTATAACGTGCAAATCGGTACTATCCAGTTTCCCAATCTCTGCCAAAGTTTTACCGCTCAAAATTGAACCCGTTGTAATAAGTTTTCCGTTTGCGGTTTCGTAGCCTAATTGGCCCATATCTAGCAATTCCATGGCTGTAACACGGGCTTTATAAATCAACTTATCAAAGGCAATCCCCCCGTCTTTAAGCATTACAGGGAACTTCAAAGTATGGGTAATGGTAAAATCTTTATTGATTACAATAACACCAGTACATACAAACTTGGCAAGTTCTTGTACATACATAAAGTTTTGTTGCATGGTTACGGGGTCAACCCTTTTATAGTTCAACCAACCTTGCACCTCGCTCATGGCTTGCTCCGGGGAAATAACTAAAGCCGTTTCAGTAGATAAAGTTTCTTGCATTATGCCAATTGTTTAACATTGGTTAACATTACTTTACCTGAAATAGTTGCCTTGCTACGGTCTAGGGAAATATCACCCACTACATTACCAGTAGCGGTATATGCTATACCATTTACGCTGGTGAAACTCCAAGTAGTATCGGTAAACGAACCTGACAAAGCTACCAAGGTTTCCAATTCTTGGCGGTTGGGGTTGCGCTCGTCGTTTACGATTGTAAATTCATAGGCGCCGGGTTTCAATGACTTTAAATTCAGCAGGTTGCCACTTGAATCTATATTTGTATCGTCATCGTCTGTACGGTAATAATCCAACATCAAAGTATGGGTTTCACCACTTTTTGAACTGAATTTACCGCTGCCAACATCCGGGTTATTAAACCTTACTTCTTTGAGGTCGCCACCTGTAACACTTGCCATTTTATAAAAATTTTAATTTCGTTAATTAATTACGCCTGTGCGTATGCTGTCGCTTGGGTGTTTACAATCCTAACAACTCCCGACCTGTCATAACTGAAAGCTATATCGAACCTATCGGGGTTTGTGCCATTGATAGAAACCTGAATAGATTGAATCATAAATGGGGCTTTAGTACAGAATCCTTGGCTCACCAAATCATTTGCAAGCCCAACCAATGCGCTTTTTACATCTTTGGGTTTTACAACGTTGGGAACATTCACCACATCGTTATCATTTGCAATTTGTTTGCTTTCAACCGTTACTTTCATAAGGTTGGCAAATTTGAACTTAACATTAAAGTCAATATTCAAACTCCGTGGATAGCGGAACACCGCCGGGGTTTCACCTACCGTGTGGTAAGTAGTTACAAAATCTTGCGGGTAATAAACCCCGTTTTTCAGCTCGCATGTACTCATTCCCATAAGCACCAACGCATTACGTAAATTATAATCGCTGTTTTGGGTTGGGGTTCCGCTGGCTAAAGGGGTATTAACTAGGGGCTGTTTTTGAATATCTATATTCGGGGTTGAATCGCAAACATTGGCAAAATTGACAGCATAAGCCGCCGCTGCCTCTATTGGAAAGCCCAAACAATTAGGTAAGCTGGCGGTTGCTATTGTCATATCATCCAATAAAGCATCCGTAATTGCTGTATCCGCACTTGACGTGGTGCTATCAATTACATTACCAGTAAGCCAAATTGTAGGTTTGAAAACCAGGTTATTCCATTGGCCCGTATTAGTATTTGCATTGCCATTAAAGGCAATCAAGGCGGCATTTATTGTGTTATTGGTCAAATTCCAACCATTGATGCCAACAGGGAACCAACCTATATCATTCATAGTTGCAAGTGTCGCTACAACATCGGGCGTTCCTGAACCCGTAACAGTACTTGCAATGGCATAACTCATACCTGCCGCCGTGCCGTTGGTATCTACACTTATAGTTAAATCCTTGCTTGACAAACCACGCCACTTTACAGTAGTAGTTACTACCGTGGTTGTGGATGTTGCGGTGCAAGGGCTACCCAATACAGCATTGATAACATTCTTTATTTTGGTAGCTACTGCGGTGGCGGTATCGCCCGATGCAATATTCACATCGTAGCTTTGCGGGCCTACAAACCTGCGCCCTGCAATTATAAGTGTGTGGGTAGTATTGGCGGTAGCTGTGCCAGTTACTGTAATAGTGTTGGCTTGTGCCGCTGCGCCTGCTGCCTCCAATACTGGAAACGCATAAACAGGGATACCAGTAACACCGCCCCCGTTGCTGGGAAATAGGTTGGCAACCGCTAAGTACATCGGTGAACCATAACCGTATTTTTGTCCAACTTGTTGCAAGCTGGTAATCTGCAAAGGTGTTCTATCTACCGATTGGTTCGCATGGTTAACCTCTGCCAAAACCGCAATGGCCGGGGTTAAATTGGCATTGTTATTAACGGGGATACCCTTTATAATCTCGTATGCATTGACCGTTGCTATTGCACTATTGCTTAAAGCTGCCATGTTGTAATAAAATTAATGCCTAAAAGTACCAACCATTTTAATTTTTTTGTGCGCTTATTACCTTTGTAGGGTAATTGGTTTTGTTTTCATGGCTTGGATAGCCTTAGCCGCCCCCGATGCATACCACGCCCAGTTAATCTCAATCTTGTACCCATTAGCATCTTTTATGTTGTTATATTTTTCTTTTAACACCATAACCCAAATTTCTTTGGCAGCCATATTATAAACCCTGCAATCCCACATATGGTTTTGGCTATTGGGTTGTTTTTTAACCCATTCAACCTGCACCCCCGTTCCTTTGGTATTGGCTTTCAGCTGCCTTTTTTCGGATTCGTAATGTTCAAAAAAGTTTTTCCACTCATATAGCCCATTACTGGACTGCGGAAAATTCATAAAGTTGCTTGGCTGGCCTGATTCATTTACTCCCCACTTTTGTTGCATATACTGGGCTAACTTGTCTTTTAGGTAACCAACCTCCAGGCTATATAAATATTCGGTTTCAAGACCTTTTTTAATCACCCTTTTATCTATTTCGGCTTGGCCCATACCAGTTTCAAAAGCCTTAAACGCCCCGTCCCCGTGTCCTTTTACCCCTACAATAGTTATACCCCGGTTTATCATGCGCTCAATAAAAGCATAGGCATGAGTTTTGAAATAACCAGTATCAAGGCAGGTAAGTGCAATTGGCAGCGGTCGGGGTACATCGCTGGTAACTTTAAACTGTGTCCGTAAAACTTTCTCGAAAGCATCCCAAATACAAAACGGCCTGCCCTCTTGGTATGTCCATAACTCCCGATAAGCGTCTTCTTTGTCGGATTTCCTTTTGATTATTGCAGGTACAAAAGTGCCTATACTTCCATGAGTAACAGAGTAGTTACTCCCATTCTCGCACCATGCAATAATTTCATAATCTAAACGCCCGTCTGCATCTGTACCGTTCAAATCCGCCCCACATGTAAGCAATACAACTCTACCGTTACCATTATTCATACTCAATGATTCCGGCACTTCATTAACTTGGTAATCGTTTTTGTTTTGCTGAAGCTGGGTAGCTTTGATTTCTTCAAAAGTTTCTTCATAAGGCAGCCCGGCTCGCAGGTTAGTCCACGTTTTCATTTTACCATTGTCGATAGGCTGCTGGCCGGGTGGGTTCGCCTCCAAATATTCAATGGCTATCTTTTCCCAACTATCCATACCCGGTGCCGAAAACCAACCGGGCAAATAGTAGCTTGTCAAATCCGGGTAGGTGGGTTTGGGGTTGGTTGCTATCCAACGCCCGGATAAATTAAAATCAAGTTTACCGCTGTCATCAAAATCTTCTTTGCATTTTTGACATTTATATTGAACCGACCCCGGAACGATTAATCCCTCTTGGGTTTCCCAAAAAAAATTTTCCCAATCAAGGGTTATTAATTCGCCACAATGCTTACACGGTATATGCCATTGTTTTTGGTCGCCTTGCAAATAAAGTTTGTGAATTATAGATGCTTCTTTACGTTCCGGGGTACTGCACCAGAATATTTTTTTGCGCTTACCTAATGAGTTTGTCCGTAAGCGGATAAGGCTCACGGTATCGCCCGATTCTATGGAACTGGATTTGGCGGCCTCTATGTCATCCCCTATAATCCTTTGAAGTGTCCGCTGCCTTAGTAGTTTGTGGTTGGTTGCGCTTCCTGCAATAAGGCTTCCTAACGGAAATTCTTTTTTCTTGGTAGTATCACCAGTGCGTTTATTGGTTTTTCTTAGGCTTTGCGACTTGATAAGTTTGCCTACGCCGCTATTGTCCAATGCGTTATCAAGTTTTTGCATGGCTTCGTCCGATAGGTCGCTATGACCTGTAAAATAGGCAAGTTCCGCCGGGTGTTGCTCGATCCAGTAGCCAAGTATAGGCTCTATAACTGTTTTGGTTTTCCCTAGCTGCGCCCCACCCATTAATGCAATTTCTGTATAGGGGCTGTATGGGCTTAAGTCATCTATAATGGCACGCATGTAGGGTGTCATATTATAGGAAAGCGGCCCAGGGTAAGGCCCATCTTTAATAATCATATGAGCCTCCGCCCACTCGCTGGGTGATTGCGTGCTTAGGCTATGTAAACCAAAGTCGATAATATCTAGTAGTTGTTTTTCGTATTGCATAAGACAAAATTAAACTAAAATAGCCCTCAAACGAGGGCTATTTACAAATGTTGAAGTGAAGTGAATTGAAGTTTAGTACGGCTGGTAGTAATACCATCCCTGCAAACTAATAGTAGTGCCGCTATTACCAACGGCTTTTAATCCATAATAACGGCTCGATTTACCTCCCTGCGCTTGGCTCATTGGTAAATTCCATTCAGTAACCACGGGTACTGTTAAGCTGGTGGGGTATAATGTGGCAGCCGTAAGCCCTGATATTGTTTTCCAATGGATACCATCAAGGCTGCAAACCGGGGTAAGCGTAATTGTATCGGTGCCGGTACATTTTAAAACGCTGGCAGTAAGGTTAATATTTCCTTTACCTAACAAAGGGCTTGGCAGAAATGTATCGGTATTGCTTACCGACTTGGCGTAATTGGTATAAAGCTGGGCCGTATAAACATACAAGGCAGTAGTGCCGCTGGTGGTGTCCAACTGGCTGCCTAAGTTGGCATAGGTCGGGGTGTTGCGGTAAACGTTGCTGGTGTTCCACATCTGGGAGTATTGTTCCGTGCTGGTGTTATACGGTTTGATGGATGGAAAAGTTATTTGTGCGTTTACGTTCACGGCAAAAAGGCACAACAAAGCCACGATTTTAATAAAATTCTTCATAATATTGTTTTTATCGTACAAAAGTAAATGAATTTCGTTAATGACAAAATAATTATTCGGATTCATCCTTGGCAGGTGCATAATCGCTTATTATGTTGGCAACGCTCTTTTTAGTTGCTTCGTTCGCCAAAACAACGGCTTTATTCAATGAATCAGTCATTTCACGCCTCATTTCGGCTACTTTTTGGGGTGTTAACTTATATTGTATCTCCAATAATGTAACATGTTTTTCAATAACCTGCCTAAATTCCATGGTTATAGACTTGGAATATTGCAGGAATAGGGCTTTAATCGGGGCAATCGGGATAACTTCGCCCTCCGCTTTATCGGCTTTATTACGGGCTAACCTCAAATCCTGTTCTAATTTGGCGGTTTCTAGCTTTTTTTTGTTGCTTTCTATATCAAATAAATCACTATTTATCTTATTTTTAATGTCTATTTGGCTTTTTTGTGGGGTATTGGTAGGCAATCCCATAGGTTTTGGTAAGCCTATTTGGGGTAATGGCATTGACATTTGAGGCATAGCCATTACAGGGGCTTTTGCTGGTACTACTTTTGGTGCCTCAATCTTTGGCGGTGCTTTTTTAACCGTCTTAGGTTCTTTGGTTGGTTTTTCCAATACCTGTTTAGGCTCCGGGGCTTCATAGCCCTTTGGCAGCATACCCATAGGTATAGGCTTGTTCAAAGCCAAACACCTTTGAACAATAGT